TAAAAATGAAATACAAGACCGAGATGACGTTCCCCGTCGAACTCACTTTTGAAGTACTGCCGTCCATGCTGGTGGAAGATACCGAGCTGCCTGAGCAGCTGGACATCACCAGGATTTTGTTGACCATCACAGGCCCCAGCGGCAAGCCTCGCCAAGTGGACATCACCAAAAGTTTTTCAGAAGAGCAGATGATGCTGTTTGAAGACGAAATCATGGAGAACTACAGTGAAGATTCTGCGCTTTGAACGTAAGGACGAGGCCGTGGCCTGGGCCAAGAAGATCATTGGCATCGACGGTATGTCAGGCGACGTCACGGCTATCAGCCTGCTGGATGACAAGGGGGACTTCCTGGCCGTCACCGTGTTCTCTGCCTACACAGGGACCAACATCGACATGCACATCGCAGCACGGCCCAAGAGCCACTGGCTGTCACGCAGTTTCTTCAACGCGTCGTTTGAGTTGCCATTCCGGGTGCTTGAAGTACCACGGGTCACGGGCCTCATCCGCGCCGAGAACCTTAATGCCCAACGCTTTGTATCGCGCCTGGGTTTCCAATATGAAGGGCGCATGCGCAAGGCTTTCCCAGACGGTGGAGACCTGATGCTGTATGGGTTACTTCGTGAAGAATATTTAAAACATCCATGGAGTGAAAATGAAACTACAAGAGGAACTGCGCTCAGTCAAGGAGGTCTTTCCCCACATAGAGAACCTACTTGAAGCAGCAGCGCAGCGCATTGAAGACCAGAGACTGTGGCGTGAAGCCTGGATCAAATCAGAAAAAGAAGTTGAGTTGTTGACACGTGAACTAGATGTGCTACGATTGAGGCTCAACAACAGAAAGGAGAAAGAGTGCAATGACTAAAAAATCTTTGACCCGCGAGCAGAAGGTGTACAAGGAGCTTGCTGCAACAGGCAAGTACTACAACACCGGTAAGGTACTTATCGGTTTGACCTATGTGCCCAAGCCCCCTCAGATGACACAGAGCGAGGAGTTCATGCAGAACATTCTGCTTGGCAACTACCGCCGCCTGGTCAGCGACAGGGCCATGGTGTACATCACGGTCGCCCTGGTGGTGTGTGCAAGTCTTTTCGTCTCTTGCAGCGTATGAGAAAGCGCAGCAAATACCGCCCGAAGACTGTGCTCCAGAACCCTCTGGACTTTGTGCTATCAGGCCTAAAACCTGTGCGCGATCTGCCAGGCATTTACCTCGATGTACAACTCAAGAACCGCGCAGCCCTGGACCAAATCCGCAAGGGCGAGGCGACCAAAGAGGACATCGACATGTTAATCGGCGCATTCAATGTGACTGAAGCGCTGGCCATTCTGGGCAAAGGCCACGATTGGCTTGAAGAGATTCATCAAGGACAGGATGCCCTGCTGCAGCTATCAAGACGCGGCGTGGCCAACGGAATGCGGTTCATCATGACAGCCAAGCAGTGGGAAGCCCTGAAGCTGGTGATGGACCTGCATGAGGAGCAGCTGGCGCATGCCACTGTGTATGACATAGAAAAAGCGCACGACCATGTCCTGTCGGTTCTCCGTCAAGGCAAGGCCCGTGCAATCGTTCAAACTCAAAAGGAAGCAACATGAATAAGTCAGACAAAATCAGAGAGTATTTCCGCAAGTACCCCAGCGCCGAAGTGGCCAAGGTGGCAGCCAAGTTCCAGGCCCCCAAGCCGATGACCTACAAGCTGCGTAAGCAAGTACAGGACGCATGGCAGCCGCCTGAGCTGATGCCGATGCCCGAGCTTATTCAGGAAGATACCAACATCGACCAGACCCTGGACGAACGGGCCAAGGACTACGGCAGGTTCAAGGACAGTGCTGCACTGATGCAGGGTATCAAACGACTGCTCGCGGACCACGCCCTGCGGCACAACAAGACCTTTGCCGATGACCAGTGGGAAGCCCTGGAGATGATCGTGCACAAGATGGCGCGCATCGTCAACGGCAACCCCGACAAGGTCGACCACTGGGTAGACATCGCCGGCTACGCCAAGCTGGTAGCAGATCGCCTGCAGGGTAATGCACGGTGATCGTTGACGAGTACTTCAAACAGATCAGGTTGAAGGTATTTATCTTCTTCCTGGTATCTGTTTGGATTTTTTACGAAACCTGGGGAAAGTACTAGACACAATTTGTACGATACCTGTATAATTTAATTCCCATCAACAGAAAGAGAGAAAGTGATGAACTTCAGTTTAAACATTCACCGCGTCAAGAGCATACGCTTAAGCGCGGTTCGTCTTAACCAGGCGAACGCTACCCACTACGCTACCAGGGACCTGGTCATTGAAACCGATTCAGGAAATCTTGAATTGTCCTTGTTCTCGATCTACGTCGACGAGGACAGTGAACAGGAGCTGCTGGAGGTCAAGGTATGAGCATGAACACGCCGTTTCATTTGAGGCAGCGTGAGTTCAACGCGTTCAATGCAGAGAACCCAAAGGTCTGGGAATACTTTGAACGCTTCACGCTTGACGCCGTCAACGCTGGTCACAGAAAGATCAGCCACTGGCTCATCATCAACCGCATCCGCTGGGAGGTTGTCATGACCACCACGGGCGCGGACTTTAAGATTTGCAACAACCACATTGCGTTCTACGCGCGCCTGTTCGTCAAGGTGCATCCGCAGTACCGGTTCATCTTCAATCTAAAGCGCATGGTTGACGAGCCATGGCACGGGGACATGCCGCTATGAACAGCAAAATCCTACGCCGTCTCTTGACCTCATGCCATCAACGACGAGCGGCAAAACTTAACTGCGAAATATTTAACCTTTGTTGGGTCCTTACCGAAGATGCAGTTTGCAGCAAAACGACCAAGGGCTACCTCACTACCAAGAGGCTTGGCAGCCGCTTGTACAAACACGAGCTTACTTCCTATGACCGAGTTTGAATCCAACGTCTGCGGCATCCCCTGCATTGTCAAGGTTACAGAT